GGTAAAGGAGAGGCCCTGGAAATACCCCACAGCCCCGAAAAAGAGCCAGTCAGTTGCTTAACTGACTGGCATTACAGCCGGGCACGCTCTTTTTCTTCCCCTTTCAGTCTGGACAGGGCCAGCTCACGCTCTGTTTTTGTCAGGGCGCTCTGCTGTTTATTATCCAGAGTGGTCTGTGGCAGCCGTAACGGCACATTCACCAGTCCCTGCCGCTGCTGAAGCAGTTCATTCCCCAGCCCCAGCAGACGGTTGAATTCCGTATGCTGACCGTTCATAACCAGCATGGACTGGTACACCTTATTCTGCTCTGCCGCCTGCTGACGAATTAACGCCACACGACGGTCTTCCAGCCCGGCAAGCACATCCTGAATGGACTGCGCTTTTTCCTGCATCTGTGCCAGACGGGACTGCTCAACGGCAAGCTGCTCTGTTGCCTGAGAAAGCCCTTCCGTTACGGTCTTCACCGATGTCAGATGGTTTATCATGAATCCGTCACCGGTTGTCCAGCCAGGGTTAGCCAGAACATACTGATATCCAGCGATTTTTTCCTGCAGGGATTTCACCCGGCTGGCCTGTTCATCAATCAGCCGGTTCTGCTCTGTCAGCGCCGCCCGTGTTCGTCCTTCATTATCTGAGGCTTCAGGCAAAGACATTGACGGCGTTTTATGCGCGATTTCATCTATCGTCAGTGCATACTGGCGCGCTGACTCCCTGGCCTGCTCCTGATTCTGGTACAGCGTATACCATGCTGCTGCCCCCAGCATCACCAGTCCGGGTACGCCACCAACCAGTCCCAACGCACCAGTCATCAGACGTGAACCCACCGCCGTTGTACTGTTCAGCGCATTCTGGGCTGCGGTTCTGGCAGCAATATTTCTGTTCAGGCGTTCCTGTGTGGCCGCCAGACGGGCTTCTGCAGCAATCTGCATCTCCGTCCCGCGGGCTGCCGCCACAGCCTGCTGTGCACGGTACACGGCTGCCCTTGCCCGCGCCGTGGCAATCTGCGTCCCCCTGAGCTGTGCTTCCGCCAGTGCCACTTCATTACGTGCTGCCGTCACAAGTCCTGCCGTGGCAGACACCGCTCCGGAGGCCATATTGCCAAAGTACCGGGCAACCCCGACGGCAACCAGCGCCCCCGCTGCTGTTGCCACTGCATCAATATGTCCGGCCACACCATTCAGCACGCCGGAGAGCGTTTTCGTCGAGCCGCTGGCTTCATTCACACCGCCCACCCAGGCCATAAAGGCGTTTTCCACCTTCGTGATACTACCGGAAACCGTTTCCGGCATGGCCGCATATTCATCACGTAATATCCCCAGCTGGCTGATTAACGCAGGGACCACTTTATCCGCTGTCAGTTTTCCGTCATCCGCCATTGCCTTCAGATCTTTACGGGCCACACCCATCCCCGCAGCAAGCGCGCGGATCACCCGGTCGCCATTTTCGTTAACAGCATTAAATTCTTCGCCACGCAGTACACCCTGTGCCAGTGCCTGGCTGAACTGGGTGATCACCGAACCGGATTCCGCAACTCCAGCCCCTGACAGTTTCAGTCCTGTCGAAATGGCCTCCGTCACCTTCAGCACATCATCAGCACTGTAACCATATTCACGCATTGAGGCTGCCGAGCGGGCAAACAGGGCCGCATTATCTGAAAATGCCGTGCCCGTCCGCTGGCTGATATCCATCAGCACTTTCTGTGATGACGAAAATTCATCGGATGACTGCGACGCCTGTTTCAGTCGGGCATTCACGGAACTCCATTCATCGGCCAGAGAAATCAGGTGCCCGGTGGCAAAGGCACCGGCAAATGCCCCCGCCGTTCCGGCAGCTGAAGCGCGGATTTCCGTCAACTGGCTGTTCAGCTCAGCCAGGGCGCGTCGCTGCTCCCGGGCGACTGCGGCAGCCTGACGCCCGCCATTCTGCAGGGTCCGATAATATTCACTGCCCATGCGGGAAGCCCGCTGGATCTCCGACTGGAATGACTGCGAATTTGCCGAAATTTTGATAATCAGTTCACGTAACGTCGCCATTCACCTTTCTCCGGGCGTAAAAAAACCGCCTCAGCGGTTCTCATCATTCATGACTGTGCTGCAAAGTTCAGCGCGTCTTCCAGCGCCGCAAACGGATCCACCTCCGGCTTATCCTCATCCTCGCCCCAGCAGAGCATGGCGTCCTTCAGTGCAACATTCATCCCCTGTGCCCCGAAAACCGCTTTCACGATCTGTGCATTACGGATATCCCCGCGCTCATCACCCAGCGGGGATACCCTGTCGAACTCCATCCACATCATCGCCTCGCTCGCACTCAGGCTGTGCCGCAGTTCGGATAAGGTGCGCCCCAGACGGAGCGCAAGTCGCATCAGAAAGCGAATTTCCGGGCGGGCTACTTTTTTCTGGCCGACTCTGCATCAGCGATCAGTTCCAGTGCCTGACGCAGCAACCGGGCATGTACCGGACCATAGACGGCCAGCACCTGCTCACGGTCGTCCGGAGTGAACACCCGCTGCAGATCCGTATCACACAGGACATCGCAGAACAGCGTCACATCCGCTTCCAGGTTACGGCGGGTTTTCGCCACCACCGACAGGGTATCGTCATCCTCTCCATCACCATTGAGCACTTCCTGCCACAGATACCAGGCCTCTGCCGAAGGCTCCCGCAGCACCACGCTGACATTACCCCATTCCGGCACCTTCACCGTTTTATGACGAAACCCTGACAGTCTGGCCAGCGCCAGCGTTTTCAGATCCTTTTTCATGATGACCCATCCCCTTATCAGGCGGCTGCGCTCACTGTCACGGTGCATTCAAAAGACGTCACACTCTGTGCTTTCTCTGCCGAATCGGTCACCACGCAGGTATATTTCCCCGCATCAGCGGACTGCGCACCTGGCTTACTTAAGGTGTCTGTCGTCTGCCCGTCAACCGGCTGACCATCCTTCTTCCAGGCGTATTTATACGGCGGCGTTCCCCCGTTGGCACTGACTGACATTGTCAGCAGCGCACCGGTATTCACGGTAAGTGTTTTATCCAGATTTTTCACAAACGCCAGCGGTACCACAAAGGACACCGGTTTGCCTTTCAGACGCAGTGAGAACGTTGCAGCCACCACGCCGTTGGTACCGGATGACCAGGTGTGCTGACGCACTTCCGCCAGGAATTTAAAGCCCTTACCGGACGGAAACAGCACCTTAAACGCATACAACGCGTCATTGTCATAGGCATCACGCAGGGCGTTCTGGGCCTGATTCAGATAAAAATTACCCGACATGGAAATCTCAGACGACGCCCCCAGACCGTTGATGTTCTCCTGCTCTGTGGAGCAGAGCGTGGTCACATCAATATCCTGTTTCTGACCGGCGGTGAACTGGACTTCCTTGATGGTGCAGTCCAGGCGCAGATATTCCGCCTTATCCATAGTTTCAGCAGTCGCCGGGGCAGATGAAATCATCACCTGCGTCAGCTGTGAGCGTTCATACAAAGCAGACATTCTGCCTCCTGATAATAAAAAACCCGCACGCGGCGGGGTATGGTTTTGTAGAAAAAAAGAAAAAGTCACACCGTGACCTGAAACTCCAGGGTTGCACGGTAACAGCGGTTTTCCGGAATATAGTCCTGCATTTCACTGACGGATCCCGGGGCCAGCAGCATTATGGCTTCACGGGCGTCCTGACGTATCTGACGCGCCTGCGTCACAGTCCCGGCATAAACGTCTATCTGCACCGACACTGAGGACTCCGCCTGCCCGCCCATCACGTCCGCTGACACCGATGAAATCAGGCTGAAAACCACCCACGGAAGCGCCACCGACGGCCTGCCATCCAGCAGGGGGACCACATACGGGTACACCTGCCCGCCGGCAAGATGCGCCAGATGAGGATACAAATCCGCCTCCGTCATCGTCTCAGTACCTCATCAATGGCCCGGTTCATCCGCGCAATCGCCACCTGAGCTGCCTGTTCACTGCGCACATCAAACGCCGGGCGCACAAACGGGTGCGGTGGCATATTCACGGTCCCCATTTCCACAAACCGCCAGTAGAAAGCATTGCGCGGGTTATCCGCCTTCATGGTGTTATCGCTGTTACCGGTGTCCGGATTAACACCACGGATATGGACACCGGATTCCATCCCGCCATCGCGGGAGCGCCGGGAAAGGATCACCACATTGCGGCGCAGTTTTCCCCTGCGTACCGGTGCCCGTGACACCACTTCTTCTTTCAGCACATTCGCACCCGCACGGGTTGCCTCACGCAGCACCCGGTTATTTTCCGCACCACTCAGAAGCTGCAAATCGCGGCTGATGTCCTCCAGCCCCGAAAAATCCAGCAGGGTTTCGATCATTTTTCCCCTCCCAGCCGACAGAGAATTTCCAGACGCCCGCCGGTCGTATCCGGCACGGGCAGCCCGACAACGTTCAGGATCCGGTCACGCCATGGACCACTCAGCACATGAAGTCGTGACGCTGCTGTGATTTCCCGGCCGGACTGACCGCGCACCCAGATGCGGATTTCCGCCTGAGCCATTTCCGCACCGGACTGCATCCGCTCCCGGCTGCTCCTGCCCCGGATATCCGCATGAATTTTCCCGCATGACACCCACTCTTCCGTCATTTCTCCGGCAGCATTACGGGTTAACACCGGGTTCAGAACACTTATCATCTGTGTCAGACGACCTGCAGATATTGCCATCCCCCCCCCCTCCTCATAACACCGTCGGACAACGCAAATCGTAAATCAGCACGGACACAGAAAACGGCAGTTCCCCCTGCACGAGGTCTTCCCGCTCCGCAAGATCCGGATTCCGGTACAACATCCCGGTCAGGCGCATGGCAGCCCCCTTCATCCGGGTTAATGCCTCGCCCGGGATCAGTTCACCGTCCTCACGGATTACCTTATCCCGGCTGCCCTGAATGTAGGCCAGCAGCACAGCTGTAGCCTGACGAACCTTGTCCATCAGCATGTCATCATCCGCGTCATGGTCAACACGCAGATGAGCCTTGATTTCTTCCAGTGTCAGTAATGCTGTCACTTTCCACCTCCTGCATCCCGCCCTCGTTTTGCAGCCAGGGTCCAGCCTGATGAATGAGCTTCTCCGGGTTTATCACCGGTCATGCTGTTGCAGTGCCACAACGAGCCCCCCCACGTCACCGTATCGCCGGGGTGGTAGGTTTCGCCGGTTCTGAATACACCGCGATAGAGCATCACCGGCAGGGAAAATGTTTTTTCCGTACACTGGCCACTGCTCTGCCGGACCACCACAGTGAACGACCGTTCGCCGGTCATGCTGACGTCAATATCGGCCACCCCGTCAACCAGGCATTCCCATCCCCGCATCCCGTGCGTTTTTTCATACGCCCGCCAGAGTCCGCCCTGGTGTGTGGCATACGTGCCCCGGGGAAAGGATTTTTGCTCATCAATCGCCGGGAATATTTCCAGTGCCGTAGCATCACGCCCGTCCTGTGGAGCCGGCAGGGCACTCACCGCATCCAGAACCGCCTTCTGCAGAACTTCCGGATCGTAGTCACGACCGTCGCGCGGAACGGGGATATGACTCACGGCATCCGTCACCATCTGCTCGAGCATCGGACGCACATCATCCGGTGTGATACTTTTTCCATCTGCCGGTACCGGAAGTTTTCCGACAGCGTCATTCACCGCCCTCAGCAGCACCTCCGGATCATAATCACGACCATCGCGCGGAGCAGGGATATGACTCACTGCGTCCTTCACCATCTGCTCGATCATCGGGCGTACATCATCCGCAGTGACACTTTTACCGTCCGCCGGTACCGGTATTTTCGCGACCGCATCATTCACCGCCTGCTGCAGCACCTCCGGATCATAATCACGACCATCGCGCGGTACCGGAATGGCCCCCACGGCGTCATTCATCATCGCCTGCAGAACAGGGCGCACCTCATCCACCGTCACATGCTTCTGTAACAGAGCAGACAGGGAAGCCAGTTTCTCTTCAAACGCCCCCGACTGTGCGGCCATCTTCTCCTCAAATGTGCGCTGTAAATCCGCCAGCACCGTGGCGAATTCTTCACCCAGCGCACGGATAATGGACAGTTCACGCTCTGTCATTTTCGCAGTATCCCCCTGAACATCGCCTTCACCGCATCACGCTCTGTTTCGCTTATGGCCTTATTACCGTCAGATGCGCCGTCAGGCAGCTGTGATGAAACTGTTTTCCCGGTCGACGCGAACGGATCCTCACGGGCATCACGACGGGACAGCGCCTCCAGACTGTAGTTCTGCTGCTGAAGATACAGTGCATCACCGCCGGCCAGAGGCGGCAGGTTCTCCCGTTTACGGGCCTCATTGGGCGTGAGAAGCGTATTTTTCACCGCATCCCCCAGCGTTTTCATGCGCCGCTCACTGTCCATTCTCAGCAGCGTGGTGACATCAAATTCTGTACTCTCGTTTTCCCCCGTTTCCAGCGCCTCATCCAGTAACAGTTCAATGGACTCAATCAGCGTCTGCAGGCACTGGGAATAATACTGCTGCTCCAGCGCCTCCACGTTGTCACTGGAAGGCGGTTGTCCCACGCCAATCTTGTAGGCCGGGACACGGAACACCGAACAGACAATTTCAGCGGTCATCTTCAGTTGTTCCACCGTCTGCGCATCCACCGGTGAAAACGTCGTGGGGTTGTATTTTACCCCGTTGCTCAGAATGGCCGTTTTCCCCGCATTTTCGCCTGTATACCCGCTGTCCCAGTTGCTCTTCAGTTTTTTCGCATTTTCTTCCGTAATACTGCCGGGGATCTCAATCACCCCGGACGGCCTGCCGCCATTTCTGAAAAAAGACGTCGAATTTTCCTGAATATGATGCCCCTGCGTGGCCGCCAGCCCGGCAGCATACACCGGCGGCAGCCCCACAAGCGGATGAAAAAAACAGTTAAACCGGTCGTGGATCACTTCCCTGGCAGGCACCGTCACCGCCTCAGTGATCCCGCAGTTCCGGTCCGGTGTAATGCGATAGAACACCTCGCCGTCATCCGCCACCAGAGGTTCAACCCGGCTCCAGTCCAGAATACGCAGTTCTTTGATCTGCCCCCGGGAGTTACGGATTTTCAACACCACCGTATTGCCGTGACGCAGTTTGGCGTTCAGCCACAGTTCAAAAAACTGGATACGATTCTGCTGTGCATTGGGACGACGACAGAGACGGGCAATATCCCCCTGTCGTTTTTCACGGCGGATCCCCTGTGTATCGGTCTGCATCAGGCGCAGCCGCATTTTGGCGATATCCTGGGATATCAGCGAAATGCAAGAAAACACCGCGTGAAAGGACAAAACGGTTTCCGGATCGGCTTTCACACCCTGCTGCCAGGCACCGGCAAAAGGCTCAGCCACCGCCTGAAACAGGCTGGTCCAGCCCACCTCTTTTACATCACGTCCTGATTTCTGGTTTTTTCGGGTTCGCCGCAAAAGGTTCCACATTCGCCATGCTCCGCATCACGTTTCTTTTTCTGACCTGCCGGACGTCGCACTGTGATGTACTCCGCCTTCCCCAGGCGAACCAGCACCTCCGCACACGGCTGTGCCACATCACGGATATCCCCGGCCCGGGCATCATGCGTGCCCTGCAGATACTGGATTTTTGCCATCAGTTACTGCGGGAAGCTCGCGCCTCCCGCCCTCCTCATCAGACTCAGCCGCCGGACGCAGTTCCGTAGTTCACACCGGTGATCACCGCCACTGCCGCGGTACGGCGACGACGCCAGTTGATCCAGCGCTCCGCACGGATGGCCACGCTGCCGGTCTGGAACATGGAGACCAGCTCCACCGGTGACGGTGTGCTGCTGTCGCTGGTCGGTTCAGACTGCATCTCCAGTGACGCTTCACGGGACATATCCACCGCCACACCGCCGTCATCAGCCAGATAAATATCCGGCGCATTCACCAGCACCAGCTGGTCACCCACGTACTGGGAGACAATCACCGGCAGGCCCTGGAAGGTGCCGCCAAGCAGGGTCATGTCCGGATATTCCTTCTGACCCAGCGCATTTTTACGCATGGACAGCGCCAGGGCATTTGTGCTGGACATCAGCCAGACCGCACCGGTGGGCTGCAGGTTTGCTGCCACAAACTGACCAAACGCGGCTTCCGCATCCGTATCCGGGTTACCGGTTGATGCCGTGCCCTTCACATCATGGGTGATGGACGCAGGGGAAACATCGGCCACCGCCGCTTTTTTCGGGTCCACAAAGTCTGTGTCCAGACGCGCCACCACCGCTTCCGCCAGTGCATTACGGACCAGCGCATCGGCGGCAGGACTGGAAAAACGGATCAGCTCTTCCGTCAGTACCGCAATAGCCGCCACCTTCGCATGACTGAAGGTGATGGATTCAAAATCAAACTTCGTCAGGGGTCTGGCCTTACCCTGCCCCACCCAGCCGGCAGCACCACCGGACACCTGGGCATGCACGCGAATATTGAACGGCACCTGACGAAGTGCCGGGATCCCGCCATGACCAAATCGCCCGATAATGGTCTGCGGACGCAGATAATCAATAAAGTCCTGCGCATATTCCTGATATTCAGACAGGCTGCCTGCCCACTGTGGGTCCGTGGTGGTCCCTGCCCCCACCGCCGACTTCAGGACATGATGCAGACGGCTGTCATCCGGATACTGACGACGGGCCACTTCCAGGGCTTCAGAGCGGACACCTTTAGCCGCGGCCAGTGATTTGGCAAAGCGGGCGAAACCAATCCCCTTCTCCAGTTTCTGCTCAACACGGATCACCGGCGCTGAAGCCACCGTGGCCACATTCCCGTTACCGGCCTGTTTCACCGGCTGTGCCGTGGCGGCCTTACTGGTTTCCAGTTCACGCAGACGCTTCAGGTGCGCATCCACCTGACGGATTTCCGCTGCGGTGTTGTCGTAGTGCTCTTCCTCTTCCACATCCAGTGTGCGGCCTTCCTCTGCGGCTTTGGTCATGACCTCCTCAAGGGAGGCTGCCAGCGCCGCACGCTTGTTTTCAAAACTTTTAATCTGTTCACCAGTATTCATTGCTGACTTTTCCTTATGAAAAGAGGTTATTGACTGTGCCGAAGCGCCGGCAGAAGATGCGATTTTCACCACCGGTTTCCGGTTGCCGGACGCGGCAGAAAACGGGCGGTCGAAAGATTTAATGGTCTGGATGGTGCATTCCGCATTCGCGGGCACGGTGACGGCAGACACCTCCATCAGCTCCCAGCGCAGAAAATGCAGTCCGCCTCCGTCCAGATAAGTGTATTCATGGGGCCGGAAGCCCACAGAAAGCCCCCTGACCAGCCCGGTCTTAATGGCAGCCCATGCCTCATCCAGCCGGGCAGCCAGTTGCGACGGCATATCCGGTACGGGCTTCACCAGTGTTGCCGTGATTTCCAGCCCTTCCCTGATCCGACGCACCGTACACTGGCCTACAGGGCGGGAATGGTCATGCTGCCAGAGAAACGGGATCGTACTGCCAAACTCCGCCCCCTCCGGCTCCAGGATGTCACCATCCCGATCCGGAGAAGGCGTTGACGCAATCCCGGTGATCACCCGTTCATCCTCACTGAAGGATTTCACCGTCAGCAGGGAACAGGCCCGTTTAAGAGTCACATCAGCCTCCTGAAAATAAAAAAAACCGCCGCAGCGGTTCATGATGGTTACAGGGTGAGCAGGGTTATATGAAAAAAACCTCATACGCTTTCTTTTTCGGTTCCGGATTCAGGGACATCAGGGACACCGCATTGAAGAGCGCCATCAGCGGGTCAATTTTTCCCCGTCCGCTGGCCTGTTTGGTAATAAGGATGGCGTTACCTTTAGGCTCCACCCGGGCATTGCCGACACACCAGGCCATCAGGGGCTGGCCACCATGCACCAGTACCCCTTCAGCCAGTTTGCGCTCGGTGGTTTTGATGGCCCCGCCCAGCTTCCAGCCCTGGCTTATCCCCACCACAATTCCGTCGGGGATCCCGGCTTCCGCCAGTGAATCCAGAATCTGCCCCACCCCTGACGGGTCAATACCGATATGGTCCAGTAACTCAGCCTCATGAATGCGACGCACATATTCCGCCACTTCCGCCGTGTCATCCCCGACACGCCGGACAATGGTCATATCTCCACAGGCAACAAGATCCTGAAACCGGGACGCCTCGCTCTTCCGTCGGACCACCGCGGTTTCATGCGCCCAGGCATGGCCCCAGCCCAGCCATTCGCGGGTCTCCCGGTCACGCCCAATCACATACATCCCCAGCAGATCATCCAGCCCTCCGCCGTCAATCCCCACCGTCACCACATCAGCACGACGCAGGATATCGTCCAGGCTGATACAACGGCCCTGCTCTTCCCAGAAATCAGCCCCCGCCCAGCGGTCAGAGCGCAGGGCAAGACCAATTTCCACATTGGCGTGTTTTGACATGAACCCCCGGAATGTCTCTTCACCGGCTTCCCGGGCTTTACGGTACTCCCGGTACAGAAAGGCCTCATCCACTGAATAGCCGAGATTCGGATTGACCATGGCGAGGTTTTCCATCAGCAGGTGAGCCCCGCTTTCCACCATTTCAGGAGGGTGTTCAAATATCACCGGCAGAAAGTGCGGATCATGAATTTTGCCGTCGCGCACATCCCGGGCGTACTGCAGTTTCTGTCTGAACACCCCGGCAGGCGGTTCATTCGACTGGGTGGTCGTATACACCACAAACCCTTCCGGGCGGGAGGCAAGGCCGCCTATGGCTTCACGTAACATGTCCTCCGCCTTGCACTGCTTGCCAAACAGCCACAACTCATCAATCAGCGTACCCACGGACTTGATACCGGACACCGTATTCGGATCGGCAGCCACCACCTTCAGGGTGGTGTCTGTCACCCTGTGGGTGATGGTCCGGATATGGGTCTGTACCTGGCAGAGGTCATCCAGATCATCGTCACGTCGTACCATATCCCGGGCAGGGTTGAAGGCGTTGGCCGCCACCTCCACAGTCGGGGCCAGAATCGTGTAACCCGCCGCCTGCCGCCAGTTCAGTAACAGTGCAGTCATCATGATCCCCGCGGCCAGCGTGGACTTCGAGTTTTTCTTGGGGATAAGGATAAAAACTTCCTTGATATGGCGTACACCGGTCTGCGCATCGTAGGAGCCAAACAGGGCCGCCACCAGGTCAAACACCCACGGTGCACAGGACTCCCCGAACGTCGGGCTACCAGGTGCATCCACAATCCGCAGTTGTTTAAAAATCGCCAGGGCATGTGCGGCCTCGTCCGGATAAATCGGATCCGGAATAATCGACAGCCCCTTTTTCAGGCGCTCTGCCCAGTCCGGGCAGGCTGTGCTCCATACAGGTATCATCCGTTGCCCTCATTATCGTTATTCACCACCAGTCGGGGTGGCGGTGGCACCGCAAAACGGTTAGCCGCTTTTTTCGCGGCATCACCTTTTGCCGATTTTTTCCCGGTATCCCCTTTTTTATGGTGCGTGAACTGCGCCAGACGCCAGGCCGCATCCAGTGCCAGTTTCGGATCAATGCAGAGGTTTTCCACCAGGATCCGCCCCATGGCTTTCACCGGATCGGGAAGACCATCCTCCATATATTCAATACCAGGAGACATCACCGCGGACGGTGGCATCTCCGGATTATTTTCGTCCGGCTGAGGTATTGCAGCCGCCTCACGGCGACGGGGTTTATCCTCCTGCTCTGATTTTTTCTGCCGGTAAACAGGAACCTCATCCACCTCCACCGTCTCGCATTGTTTACGGGCTATAAACGCAAGCACCTCCGGATCTTTTGCCAGCTGCGAGCCTTTAACCCTGGCGGTCTTCGCCGAATAACCGGCGGCAATGGCTGACGCTGTTTTGTTTTTCCCGGACATGAGCGCCAGCGCAAATTTTCGTTTTTGCGTTGTCAGCACAGCCTCCTCCCGGGTCCAGAACGCACTCAGCCGGGTATGGTTCAGCCCATTTTTCCCCGGCGTCTCATGCCGCAAATGTTAACTGCTGCCTGGTTAACATTTGCTGAAAAAGCCTGTTAACATTTTTTCCGCACAACAAACTGAATAATAAAGATAAAAACCGCAAAAATGCCCGGGCAGCCAGTTAACATGTTAACTGCCCTGAAACGGGAATTTTTTCTCTGCGTGAGAGGGGGCGCGGTGTCCAAAGCGATCGTTTTTTACGCCGGATGATACCCCCCCCGGGTCGGGTTACAGTCCGATGATGTCGTCCGCTCTGTCACTACCTCCGGACACCTCCGGCAGCGTCGGGTCCGGCATACCACCCGCCGCTTCACGAGCAGACTTTTGTCGATGGCATTCGGTACAGAGCGTCCAGAGATTCGTCTCCTCATTACCACCACCGAACTGAAGTGCAATTCGGTGATCGAGTTCACTGTCACAGAGGTCAACCACACGACCACAGATACAGCACTGCCCGGCGTCCCTCAGCCAGATATGACGCTTGAGGGAAACACGTGCACTGCCACTGACACGACGCTGTTCCCCCTTCAGAATATTCACCCGTCGGGTATTCAGTGTTTTGATTCTGCTCTGGAGTGTACGAAGCTCAGCCATGTAAAATCCCCGTCATATGGCAATCAGTAAAGGAAATAAATATGTCATCGAAAAACCGGACCCGCAGAACCACAACCCGCAATATCCGTTTCCCCAATCACATAATTGAACAAATCAACATAGCCCTTGAGCATAAAGGGTCCGGTAACTTTTCAGCGTGGGTTATTGAAGCCTGCAGGAGAAGGCTGGCAACAGATGCAACGCATCTGCGCCCGACCAGCATGACAAATAACGAGAAATGAACGTTCGGTTTCTTCCACCATCGCACCGGACAGGCGACTATGAGGGGACAACGCCGCGCTCCGTTAACGCGGTAAACCCCGGTGTGTATCGTTTTTGATTATCCCCGCACACTCGCGCAGAGGAGTCTCCCTGTCGGGCTGCGGTCTCTGTTAATGCAGGAATACGGCGACAATACCGCGCATGGATAATAAGGTCGCTCAACACACTGGCTGTAATGCAGCGGATACCATGCGGCATTTAGCGGCATTTAGCGGCATTCATCGTACACTCCACGGTTAGCTCTTCATTCGTGGCATTCACCTGAAAGGTCCGGGAGTGTAATTGCGTACATTTACCACTGAACGAACCTTCAACAAGAACACGACCACGCTGCAAAATACGGAACGGAATTGTTCCCTGAAAAGGTTCTACGGTTACCCGTAATTTCTTCATGTATCCTCCGGATAATAAAAAGCCAGCTTAGTGCACTGAGTGCGGATATATTCCTGCGCCCCTTCCAGCTGCTTCTGCATTGTCATCAGCCGTTCTCTGAGGATGAAATAATCCCGTTCAGCGGTGTCTGCCAGTTGGGGGCCGGTTGCATTATCCACGCGGGCGGTGCCGGTGGCTTCACGCACGGGACCTGGACAGGTGGCGTTGATACGCAGGCGCTTACGACCAGCGGCAACGTCAGCGCGAAGAGTTTCATTTTCAGCTCTCGCATCGGCTAATTCCCTCGAGTATTTTGCATCGAGCGCAGCAACATCACGCTGACGCATCTGCATGTCAGTAATTGCCGCGTTCGCCAGCTTCAGTTCTCTGACATTTTTGTCGCGCTGGGCTTTGTAGGTTATGGCGTTATCACGGTAATGATTCAGCCCCAGACTAAGCGCACCACAGGCCACCAGCAGGGCAATGATGACCACGCACAGTACGCGGTTCATTTCACCACCAGCGTATCTGACCGATGAAATAACCGGAGGCCATAATCACAAACACCAGCCAGATAAGAATGAACTTCCAGGTGGATAATTTTTCAGCCATCACTCGAATCTCCCGAATCAGTTTGCTAAAATCAAACACACTTTCTCCTTTGACTTTTCCAGAGTCAGGAAACACAAAACCCCGCTTGCAGCCAACAAACGGGGTTTTTACTTTTATTCACTTAGTTTTTGTCAGTTCGCAGGATTTCGTGTTATCCGTCCGTGTGAGCAAACCGCATTTTTCAGCAAAATATTCTGCTTATCTGTCAATTCCCCAGCACGCCAGCGCACTCTCCTGGTCGCGACGGGATACCTGACCGTAACAGTTGTTTGAACGAATACGGCAGTCTCTGCCACCGTCCTTAATCCACCAGCGAATCGCTTCGCAGGCACCTTTTCGATCACCTGCATTAATTCGTCTGTAAAACGTCGACGGGAAACACTTACCGGGACCAATGTTGTACGGACAGAATGACGCGATCCCCGCTTTCTGGGGTTCGGTCAGTGGCACTCTGATGTTTTTCTCCACCCATGCCAGCGCCTTATCACGCTCAATGGCGTTAACCCGGTCGCATTTTGCCTTCGACAACTTCATGCCTGGAACAACAGGTTTACCATCCACCATGATGGCACCACGGCAGATGGTCCAGATCCCCGCACCATCACGGTATGCCGTGGTGTGGTTACCTTCCTTTTCATCCAGAAACTGGTCGAGAATGTCAGGCGCAGGCGCACCAGCGGCAATCAGCGCCAGAACGGCAGCCGACAGGCCGTATCTGATTTTTGCGTTCATGGATATTTATCAGGATTTATCGGTTTCTGCCCACGGACAGGTTTATCTGTTCCGGTCAGTGAATTAAGGTTGTGATTCCGGTGGAGTCTTCAGAGAACCAGTAATTCTTCCCGGTAGATTTCCTTTGTAGGTTATCCATACATTCTGCGCCTCTAAAATCACGGGGCGCTTTTCCGGCAACGGTTCGTTCCCTTCACATAACCCGGCAGCAACATCCATGAAAAACTGCTTCGCCTGCTTTTTCGCCTCAGCTTCGTAAAACTCCAGCGTGGCACCTTCAGTACGGTCAAGACTAATCGCCACATCTGGCAACAACAGTGACGGATACCCACCAACTTCCAGTGCCACAGTAACAGTAATCTTATCCGGGTAATTATTTATCCCTTTAACAACCAGTTCGTATTTTTTCTTCATCGCTTTACTCTCCCCGCGCCGCCTTACGCCGGTCCTCTCTGATTTTGAAATACAGGTTAGTCAGATATGTCAGCAGCCCAAACAGCAGACTCCCCAGCACGCCTATTGCCGCCCACTGAGACGGGGAAACCCTGTCCAGCAACTGCAGGAACCAGTAGCCCGTTCCCACCGCTGACGTGGTGTATGACACACCTGTTGTGATTTTTTCCATCTGGTACATACCCCGTCTCCCGTTATCCGGAAGCTCACAACAATATAAAGACCACCGGCACACACCGATGGTCCCTTGCGCAGGCTTACATCATCATGTCGCTGTCAGGTGTGGGTTCACCGCCATCTGAAGCACTCCCGTCACCCGCGATACCTTCCGGCTCCGGAACCGCTGGTACGCCCAGCAGCTCATCCAGAATGGCATCCACTTCTGCATCAAGACGCGCCTCAAGGTTCTGGCGGAGTTTCTGTTTCAGTGCACTCCGGACTTCTTCAGAGCGCAGGACTTCCTTCACTGCCTCAGCAGTGACCAGGGATGTGATTTCTGACATGGGATTTTCTCGTTGAAAGGTGTTGTCAAGAAAGTGACTACGGAATGAGCGGATCTTCGGGTTTGCTTCCGGCTGACTGACTGGCGCTGATTCTCTCAGCGGCCCTTTTATCAATCTGCCTGCGCCAGAAATCGCGCACTGCCCTGTACCCACCCGAAAGAAGATACATAACACAGACTGCCGTACAGAAGTACAGCATCACCTGATGAATAAATGTCATAATTTCTTACCGTTATGGTTGACAATGAGAACTGTTTTCATTTAAAAAACCGATATACGAAAGCATCTTTTCTTTACATTCTCCATTGGAATTACCTCCGCCAGCGTCCATTCCTGCCGCTGGCGGCTTTTTTTATCATGCCGCGATGTCCGCGTTGTTCACTTCCACCTTCACACTGTCAATCAGCAGCGTATATGTCGCCGCCTTTGATATGCCTGTCAGTTGCAGTTTGTCCGCCGCCCCTGATGCCGGAGATTTCACCAGTGTGAACGGCGTCCCCCGTTTCTCATCCAGTACCGGCGTCACCTGAATGCTGTTGTTTCCGGCAAACTCAAAAGCCAGTGTGTGCCATCCGTTATCAAAGACCCCGAACGTATCCAGCTTCGCATTCGGCTTCTTGTGGTGCATCGCGTTCAGGTTCGTCGCATCCGTCTGCAGGAAGAAGGACATCAGCATGTCGTTGCCTTCCTCTGCCAGCGTCACTCCCTCCGGCAGGGACGACAACTGCCAGTAAATG